CATCCGATATGGAGTGCCATCTTATTGATGAAAGGATAACTCGTTTAGTATCACTGTTTATGTCCGCACTAAATCGTGCTAACGTACGTGCCTTCCCAGTAGAAAGTGGTGACATAGCTAGAAGCAAGATAGTATCAGGTTTTCTCAAGTGGATGGTAAGTTCAGGTTACATACCTCGCTTTCATAGAGAAATGGAACTAGCAGCTAACTATATGTTGGAGAGAGGTATAATTATTTCTTATGTAGGATGGCAGAGGGAAGACCGCAGGTTTATACAAGAACTAGATATTGAGCAGATTAGTCAAATGAGTCCAGAGATAGCAATGGCTATCCAACAAGGTAACTCGGATGAAGAGCTAATACTTTTACTTCAAAATGTTTTTGAGGGTGTTACAGAAAAAAGAGCAAAGAAGGCACTAAAGGATCTACGCAAAAAGGGAACCGCTGAGTTGCCTGTAGTCCAAAGACAAATCAATGCGCCTGACGTTAAGACGTTAGCCCCTGACGGAGACTTCTTCTTTCCTACTTATGTGACTGATCCTCAGCGAGCGCCTTACTGCTTCTGGCGTACTTACTATACCCCGCAAGAACTAGAAAACAAAGTTGTCACCGATGGATGGGATGAGGACTTCGTTGAATACGTTATTGATAAATATCGTGGTGTAAACGTAGATAGTATAGAACGTGAACAGGAAGGTCGCCGTAGCTTAAGCCTAACGGACAATGCCTACGAAGCTGAGGAGTTAATTGAACTCTGCTACGGCTATCAAAGGCTAATAGATGAAGAAGATGGAGCAGAGGGCATTTATTGCACTGTCTTCCACCGTGAGTTCGATGGCAATGAACTAGCACCTGGATATGCTAAGTTCGAGTTACTTAATGGATACGAGGACTATCCCGTGGTTGTGACAAAGTTGTCCGAGGACAGCAAGCGCCTATATGATACAACAACCATCCCTTCGGTGCTGAGGGGTATCCAGAATCAAGTAAAGGTAGAAAGGGATTCACGTGTTGACAGAAACAGCTTAGCTACACTGCCTCCTATCCTGCATCCAGTAGGACAAGCTCCAACTGATTGGGGTCCAGGTAGAATGATTCCATATCGCCGTAAGGGTGATCTGGACTTTGCACCAGCACCATCGTACAACACTGGTTCAGCCGAAATGGAAACTACACTTACTACACTAGCTGACAGGTTAGTAGGACTAGATGATTCAGCTATAAGCCAAGTGCGTAAACAATTCCTAGTTGATAAGTTCCTTAGCCATACAGCGGAGGTTCTACGTATGGCGTACAAGTGCTTCCAACGCTTTGGACCCGATGAGGTCTTCTTCCGAGTAACAGGTATCCCTGACCCACAGATTTTAAACAAAGGTAATCCAAATGAAAATTTTGATATTCTTATTAATTACGATGTTCTTAATACGGACCCTGAAACAGTTCAATCCAAGTTACAGCAATTTGTTGCTCTTAACCAGCTCAACGCTAATGGTCGTCTTAATGTGGATGCTTTACTCGATGTCGCTGCTGCAAGCATTGACCCAGTGATGGCTGACGCTGTTCTTCAACCAGTTGAGAATGCACAACA